CCTCAACATAAACCATTCGCAATCTGCCTTGTCTCTAAACAAAAACTTAGCATTGTTTACATACCATCTATCACCAGGAGTCCATACACCGGGTGCGCCGGGTGTGCCACTGGGTCCAAATATGGAAACACACCAAGCAATCATTTCATTCCATTCAAAAGATGATATTATGGGATCAATTTGATGATAAGGAATTTCATATACATGCGCTGTTCCACCATAATTTATACTACGCATTGCCGCCCATCCACCATTAGATCCATATAACTTATTGGTCATTTGCCGTTTCTTAATCATTGCCATTTCAATGCAAAGAATATTGCATCACGTTCTTTTTCAAAATTAAAAATAACTTTTTCAAAAAATGAGTTATCATCAACACTATAGGCTCCTATACATTTCTTTTTACACCAACTAATTCCTCTTTCAATCTTAACATCAAATTCAGAGGTGTAGTAATCAGGATGAAATTCTAGTGTTATTTTATATTTTAATTTGCGGGCAATACTACGTCTTTGCTTACTGTTCATCTACTCATTAATTCATTTGTAAAGTTAAGTAAAAGTTTGTGATGTACACCGTCATGGTAATGTGCTTTCATCCAGCTATAACTTTCATACCAGAATGGTTGACTCTCCGGGTGACACCCAATCAATCCTAATCTGTTCTGAAATATAGCCATTGCGTCTCCATTACTATAAGTAGCAACTGTCTCAAACTTTGTATCATCGCCTACTAGCGCACATCCATCATACCAGAACATTTTGGTTGAAGTGCCTCTCCAAGTGATAGGCATGTTCTTTGCATGTGGTCTACGTGTGTCAGTTCTCGGACGGTTTAAGTATTGTACAGCATCTACATCATTAAGTAAAGAGAAATAGTGTGAACCTGCCCAGTATGCGCCCATGCATATACCCAGATATCGTCCACCATTGTTAACAAAATCAATCACTCGTTCTCCGTTATGTTGGAATAGTTTCTCATAACTGTCGCTATCTCCAAACCCACCGGGAACGGCTATCATGTCAACTCCGTCAAAGAAGTTTTTTTCTAGTCTGTTCTTGGAAAATAGTTTGAAGTTGTACTGAGAATCCAGGGAACTGATTATTCCATTGGAACTCTGTACTGAGCACTTTGGGTCTGCTACGAAAAGGGCGATTGTTGGTTTCATTAGAGTAATATTTAGTCATTGAATTATTACACTATTATAACCACCTCAAGCTAAAATAGATAGCGTCTTTCTCGTCTTGGAAATAAAAATCCATATAGTCTTCCGTACAAACTGTACTGAATCTATGCCCGGGCAACCCAAATTTCTCAAGAGCCCAGGCGCAGGTCTCGTTCCATTTATCGTTCTCATCACCCCACTGATTATCTATATTCCAGGGTAGTCGTACCTTGTACTCGTTCTTAGGGGTTTTCTCAACCATTAAGACGGAACTTTTTTAGATAGTCTTTAGCAACATCTAAGTTTTCAGCGTCATACACTGGTTTCTCTGGTTCGTCAGGTGTCGTAAAATGACACAGTGTCATATCTAACCCAAACTTACTAGCATAATAATCAACAAGACTGTCAATCAATGCACCAAGCATTTTTTCATCTAAACAATCTAGCCCTTTAATATTTAATTGGTATTGGTTGAAATCTTCATCATCATTCATTTTAATCTACCTCATTTTCGTATGGAACATCTACCCAGCCAAGTTTCAAAAAATCTTCTTCAATTTCATCAGTTATTCTACCCTCAGGTGCATATCCTTCTCCTTCATCTCTGATACCAGAACAGTACCAATCAAGGTAATCACCTTCTTCAAGAATTTTTGCTACAAGTCCACCTGCATAACGCCAAGTACAAGCCCAAGTTTCTTCTTTTAGTATAGGCCAAATCTCACGTTTTTGCCATTCTGTATTACACAAGGCTGCATATATGTTTTGTGCATAAGATTTATTGGCTTTTGCTTTAGCAACAATCCAATCACATTGCAACAGATCATTTTCTAAATTGGGTTTATTCATGCAAACCTCAGCAAGAACCATGCCTTCTTTGCATCTGACTCAAAAGAAAATGTTTTACTATATCTATTATAAAATGCACCATATTCTTTTGTTAACCATTCGTTGATTGACAAATCAGATTCCCAATGAATGTTGTCATAATAGTAATCAACAATTTTTGGATACAATGAAAGAGTGTCAGACATTCACTGTTTCCTCAAGCTTACCTGTATATGGTTCATTCAACCAACGTGCGTAAGTGTCTGCTTGTTCGCTAATCTTCTGTAAATCGTATTTACCACAAAGTTTTAAAAAGTGTACGCCGACACTAGGTGTTATTACTCTACGCACATCTTTACGAATACAATCATCAATTGCTTGTTTGATATTTTCGGGTTGTGCTGTGAGGTCAATCAGCATTTTATTTCTTTGATAGCAATCTCGGACAAGCTGTTCTTGGTTATTATGATCCATCCAACGTTGCAACATAAAATTGTTGAATTTGTAGCCCTGCTTTTTGCGATCCTCAAACGCCTCACGAATACCTACACGATTTTTAGAACCTTTTTCGGGGGCGCGGGGATAGGCTGTGAATACGTTGTCTGATGCGTCACCTCTAACGCACTTCAAAAAAAGTATGTACTCGGGATCTTCCAACAGTTTAGGTTGTTTAGTTTTCTTATCTATTACTGGTTTACCATTATCTTTAAACACTCCATTGATTGTGACAAGTTCATTTGCGACACCCGAATATCTTGAAACTTTGTCAGTTATTAACTGGTCAAAATCTGTATCTGTTGAAATGATGTAGTGTGTATCCTCTGGATGCAGTGCAATGAATCTTGCAATCATATCATCAGCCTCAGCTTCGGGGTGTCTGAGTACACTTACGTTAGTCTTTTCCTTGATGAAATTTGTAAACTTTTCATACGTTTCCCAAAACATTTTGTTTTCTTCAACCTCAGCCTCAGTAACTGACATTGCATCAACTATACGATTCTTCTTATAAGGACCGTATACTGCCTTACGCCAAGATTTCCCCTCCAAGCAAAAGACTACATGGTCAATACCATAACGTCTAACTGCTTGATTAACACTAGCAAGTGTCAAGTGCAAGGCCATCCCGATTTTTTCTTCTAGCGTAGAGTTGCGACTTGCAACATGTCTGGCACGAAAAAAAGTGTTTGCAGTATCAATGAGTGCGTATTTCATAAATGTATTATATATGTATGTTGATTTATTGTCAATTTATTTAAGTTCAATGTTAGCCAGTTTCAAACGGGCAAAAACATCGTCACCAAATTTCCAATTTTCGGGCATACTAGTTTGTAAATCTAGTTCATTGTCTAATTTTTCTGCTTCCTCATTAGTAATCAGTACAATAGCCAAATTGTTTTTAATCATTTGAGCAATTTTGGTTACACTACACTTTTCCATAGTCATTGTAACTGCTTGATTATAAATTAAGATACATGGAACAATATGTTCACGATATGTATTTTCTTTAGTACGATTAACCGACTCACCGATTATAATTAAATGGTCAATACTGTCACCCTCAAGCAATGCACGGGTATTCTCTAAACCAAATCCATCTTCGCTTTCAATAAAATATTTGAAACGTTTGGCAATCTTTTCAAAGATATTACGTTCAGAAACCTCACGTGCAATTGGCTTAATTGCTTGACCTCGTACCTTGCGTACAATAGTCGTAATAGATTCAATGATTCCAACTAGAATCCAAAAGTTTTCAAGTACATCTCCATCAAAGTGTACATTGATAAAATCTTTTTCATCCTTGCGTCTTTCGCTACGCTTACCTTTTTTCTCAACAAAACCCGCATCAATGAATTGTTGACGCATGGTCGCAACATCTTCTGGTCTTGCTAGCCATCCAATTGTATAGTGATTCTTTTTAATCTCACACTTGATTCCGTTATTGGAATATAGTACAAGTACACCCCGGTCATGGTATATACGCTCGGTATAACCACGATCCTCACAGGATTGCTTGAACAAGTCAAAAGATATTTGAGACATGAATACTTTCTAAGTTAATAAAAGTATTATATAGCCTTATTGATTAAGTGTCAACCAAAATTGTAGTACTTTTGCTTTCAGTTAATTCATTAACTGATTTTTCTTCACCAAATTCAAATAACCCTGTGTTGATAATTTTAGCCCGTCGATCAGGTTTAGGTTGTAAATGATGTTCGTTATTTAATGTGACTAATGTATGGCACATCTTACATAAGCATTCAATGTTAGATTCATCACGATTTCCATTGTTACCATCAATATGATTAATGTCTAACTGTGCTGGATGTAGAATAGTTTTAGATACACAAGGAAATCCATAATGACCATCCTTGTTAGCACATCCTTGATCCAGTTTCCATTTATCAACTTGGTGTTTTCGTTTTTTCCTATGTGCCGCACAAACTTGTTTGTTTGTGTTTTTTGTTTTTGAATGTTGCCCAACTGTGTTATTACAATTAGGCATAGAACATTTCAAGTGTTTAAGAGGTGATTTCATTAACTTATCTCCGATCTGCCATCACCTAAGTCACGGCGGTTTAGTGTGGGACGCATTAGGTCCGCTTCACGGTTGGTAGGATCTGCCCTATATTGGTCGTAAGTCTCAAGTACTACATTTCTGGAAACCTGAACCCACCACCGGTCTACTATGTCGTTGTCTGTATCAGTTTCTTTTTTCTTGTAACCAGCTCTAATCAAATTAGCAAGAAAGCGGTCATTCCAATCCAGTTCAAAGCTACCGTTGTTGATATTGTTAGGATCAACATCTACACTTAGAATAGCAACATAGGGTTCACCTGCTTGTGTTGCTTTTTCTTTAGCCGATAGTTCAACAACCTTCTTTGGTTTAGGTTCTTGTTTAGCTATGGGCTTTATTTCAGCCTTAGTTTCAGGCTTCTTCGCAAATAAATTCTTTAGTTTGTCTAACATTGTTTTTTACCTTATTTAAGTATGTATCATATAATTTAAAGCTGGCAAGATTTTTAGCCTTTGACTCGCACATGATATCAAAGTTATCATAGAATGACAATGCCCAGTCGTTAACAGCCTTGTTCCAATAGAAGTCACTATGGGCACGTAGTTTTTGTTTGTTAAAGCCGGCTTCAATCAGCGTACCATAATGGGGTGCGATGTGTCTGTCAAAGTTGACAAGTACATCTTCCCTAGATACGGAATAGTGCATAGTAGGCCTAACACCGCGCCAACTATCAATAACCTTTTTAACCAAATCATCATTACAATCAATGTATTCTCCTGTGTGTATCCAATTGTGATGAATGTCCATAACGATTGGCAGTAAGTCAGCCAATTCTAAACAGTCATCTAGTCCCCAGCTAATTTCTTCGTTTTCGATAGTAATACAATTACGTGCTTCTTGCGAGAGTTTGGTATAGGCTTTACGAATACCTTCAGGACCCTGTCGTCCACTGATATGCACATTGATTTTGAAATCTTGAAATGTTTTGCCATAGCCCATAAATCTAACCATGTCTGCATGATACTCAAACTCCCGAATACTGTTAGCTACTACGTCTTCCCTATCACTTGCTAAAACAACGAATTGGTCTGGGTGCATACTAAGACGAACATTATTCTGTCGTGCAGTCTCACCTAAGGGTGCAAACTGTTCACTAAGAAATTTCTGATTGTCAGACGAATGCCAGAAGTCAAGAAATTCGGGATGAGTATAAAAACTAAGCATATCACTAGTTAGTCGTAGCATACGCAAACTAGGGTCAAGTGTGCTAACCTTTTTAATTAGATTATGAGTATTAGTGATATTGCGTTGTGCAACCTCTAATATCTTATCTTCTGCAACACTCCGAGACTGGCGCTTTGCCCATGCAAGTGTAGTACCACCTGTATTTAATCCTTCGACACTTGCGATTTCGCCCTTCTTGTTAATCTCGGCAAATTTGCAAGCAAAACCAATGCGTTTAATAGTCATATATATTGTGTAAAGTAGTTGAAGTCTTAAGTATATCACTGTTCATATTATGTGTCAACCGTCAATAATTCCGTTATTGTATAAAGTTTTTTCATATATTTTGAAGGATTTGCTAAAACTGATACTTCTATATCACCCTGACGCCTAGGACCGTATAAAGTAAAGAATTTCACGTTATTTATGGATTCAAAGATTTGAACCATTTCTTTGACACTATGCCCGACTCCATGACCCAAATTCTCTAAACTGTTGCTAGGTTCTTCAATAGCTAACTTTAACGCATGACAAATCTCGTTCACATGAACATAGTCACGTATACAAGTTCCGTCAGGGGTGTCATAGTCTGTACCAAATACAGTGAAGTCACCCTTAGTGTGGGCTTGCATTAGATTGTACATCAACCCGTCAGGATTAGTTGGGTTGAATCCATCACTGCCAATCACGTTGTAGAATCTAAATGTTGTGTATGGGACTTTATTTACTTGACAGAATTCACGAACACAATCTTCAGTTGCTCGTTTACTCACACCATATGCACTTTCACATTTTTCGGCTGCACCTGTACTAGCAAATATAAAGTTCTTTGTCTTAATATGTTGTAGAATGTTTAGTGTACCAAACAGATTAGTCATGTAATAGTCTGTGGGTTGTAGTTCACTCTCACCCACATTGACTAATGCGGCTAGATGAATGATACAATCAAATTCTTCTTTAACCTTTAATTGACTTTTGATATCAAGTTTATAATGTTTCTTAACACTAAATTGCGGATCTACAATATCTAGCCCGTAGACTTCATAATCATCATTAAGCAATTTACTAAGATGACTACCAATATAACCTGAATTACCCGTGATTAAAACTTTTTTCATGTAAAACTAAATAGGTCAAAACCTATTTCCTCCTCTATTGGTTCATAGCTAGGATCCTTAGTTAGGTAAGTTTCTTTGTCTGTATAGATTATACGATACTTGTGTTTATTTGTCAATACACTACGAATATCATCAATGCAAATTAAACTACGATTCAAATCCTTGATGTAATCACTATGTTTGACTGTTGTATGTTCTAATATTTTGGCTGTGTTACTGTTTGATTGCTTTGGCTTAAACTCATTAAAGCATTCATTCCATTTATGAAATACACCTGACTCTAAGTTTTGTGTATCTTGTAATGCATTTTTGTCATACCAAGATTTAGCAGTTGGGTAAGCATGATATGCATCCTTAACATCTTCTGCCATTTCTTTTTTGTTAGTTACAAAGAAAAATCTACCTGTAAAGTTATTAGTCCATCGTTGATTCTCTAAACAGAATGTAGGTAGTTGTGTAATCTGTTCATAGAACGCCATACCATAACTCTCAACTATACTAGGATTGAACGCAACTCTTGCACTTGTAATAAAGTCTACTTTCTCTTGACCAATAATACCAACACGAATCTCATAGGGTACACCAATCTTCTTCAATCGTTCTTCGAATTTCTTAGCACCATTTGCACTAGTCATTACTTTAGCTGGAAGTTTTGTTTGTTCTATCAAGTCACAAAACAGTTCTGGGTTCTTACCCTCTTCCCAACGACCAATAAACAATACACCTTCACGTGGTTTGTGGTGTTCTTCCAGTAATGCTTGTTCGGTAATTGGAATAGGTAAATGATAAGATGATTCATCTAGGTTAAGCCAATTGTATTTGCTTTGTGTACCAACACATACACCAGGAGTACTAAGTTGTTGTCTCATCAATACATTAGTATTGTATAAGAATGGGTTCTTTGTATCCTTAAAGATTTGACTTTCTAAATGTGTGTAGGCAATAATTTGGATACAGTCTTCTAGTCCCATTGTGCTTGCTACTTGTACAGTTTCGTATGTATTACAAATTAATGCATCATATAGGTTATGCTCTAGTGCTTCAATAATTGCATTACGAAAGTTAGCCATACGCTCATAATTGAAGGTATCACCATACATAAAGATATTGCTATGAGTGGTATATGGTAGAGACTTAACAGGAGTAATAACTGTAGGCGGCTGAAATTTACCTAGACCTAGCTCGTTGATGAAATCTTGATTCTCTGGATTTAGTTCCTTGTCAGTAATGATATCAACTTTGATGTTATGTTGATCCATTAGTTCAATAAAACTCTTAGTGAATTGACCAATACCACCGTGGGGTATAAGTGTTTGATAACTAACTAAGAAGCCAATTCGTTTATTATATATCCGCATTCCATACCTCATCTAATGTGGGTACTGTAACCCAATCTGTCATCTCTGTTGACTTAACAAAATGACCATTACTATCTTTTCTGCTATAATCAATTATATCAGTTTTTTGTCTATATTGCAATACTTGTTCGGGTCCATCCCACCCAGCTTGTATTAACCAGCGCATCTCAATCATTTAAGTTCCCCATTCGTTCTTAAAAAGAGGTACTTGAAGTCTGTCACTATATCGCCAGCCTTTTTTCATTGCTAATTCTGCAACTGTTCTATTATTAAGATTATAAAGTTCGGGGACACCACCGCAAGGCATGAGATACACAGGACCTTTAAAGCCACGTTTACTATATTCATTTACTGCTTGTTCTGCTTCTTCTGCATCTTCTTTAGTTGCTATCACAAACTTTAAGTATGTATAACCAGTATTGTAATATTGTTGAACAACCTCAGGGCATATAGCATCTTCCCAACTCTCACCACTGATACTTAGTTTAGGACTTACACTAAATGTCACACAATGCAAGAAACGATGCTTCTTCCAATCAGCTAAGAAGTTAACTAACTCTGATTCTAACAATTGTGTACCATTAGTTTCAAAAGTCAGTTCTTGTAATCCACGCATATTATCATGTGATAACAATTCAGGATAACTACGTTGCCAACCTAGTAACGGCTCACCACCCGTGATAACCAAATGCTCATCTTTCCAACGATTATGAGGAAGTAAATCGGTAATAGTATCAACAATAGTATTGGTGTCGAGAACAGGACTGAGATGTTTGAAGCGTGGATCCCAACTCGCATAGCTATCACATCCAGTAGATACAAGTGGTAATGATTTATAAAATTTAAAACTTTCTGCATTTTCTGCAATAACATTTCGCTCAACACTTTTTTCTCCTTTAGGCATTCCAAAGCCATCGCATTTAAAGTTACAACCAAATGTGCGTAAGAACACACTTGGTACACCCATGTAACGACCTTCACCTTGCACACTATAAAACAATTCTGATATTTTTAATTTACTCATTCTTTAACTTTCTGCGGATAATAATATGTACAATCGCTACGTTGTCCGTACCAGTCACTAGCCATACCGCCTAGATGTTGTAAACACCATTTAGCACGGTCATGTGCTTGCGGTACAGCCATGGGCCAGGGCGTGTTGTTGCGGCACTGAATGTACTGCTTGAGATACACATAACTTTGTTCACGACTGTACATTATAGACCTTATGCGAATAAATCTTCATTCCATTCACGATGACCTTCACGGAAAGCCATGTTTGCTTGTGTCTCACGTACTTCAACACGATAGCACCATAGACGTTCTGCTTCACTTGGTCCCCACATATCTGGAATATACACTCCATTGACATATTTGTAAAGCATATCGGCTAAACTCTCGCAACCGATTCTTGGGAGAATGGTTAACTTAGCCAATTTCTTTTCTTGTAACATTTTGAATGTTTCAAGTTCTGGGTCATCTTGTGCGACTAACAATGTGTGGTCAAATTGATCCTCAAGAATCTTCTTCAACTCTTTTAATCCACCATAATCAGCCGCCCAGTTACGAACATCTAAATCGTCTGTTCCGAAATAGAATCGCATACTGAAACTATATCCATGAATCATATTGCAATGACTGTCTGCACGCCACTGACGATATGCACATGGGAATGCATCGTGATATTCTTTGGTACTTGTGAATTTATATTGTCTTGCTGAATTCCAACGATGTGTTTGAAATTCGTTTTCGTTTAAGTTTGCCATGATTTTCTCCTATGTTAATTATAGCATAGGCAGCAGAGTTTGTAAAGCGGGATGATGTCCAGAGGCCGCTATCTTTATTTACCTTTTTTCTGTTCAGCTTCCATAATTCTTTTTCGCAAACTACTGCTACTAAAACTATGGTCACGTCCATTATATATAATCTTGATGTTTCTTCTTTCACAGATTTCCTTACCACTGAAATCTTTGTCCGCATACTCTATACCCAGAATACGCACATCAATGGGTAGTGTTAATAGAATGTCAGATAAATCCTTCTCTGTATTATAGATTACAATTTCATCTACTGTACGTACCGCACTTAAACTAATTTGTCGTTCTACAATACTTTGAATTGGTTCATTCTTTTCCGGTCTATCCCATTGTGCATTGTTTTGCAATCC